GGTAGTGCAGTACCACCAGTCAGACAAGTAATTGAAGGCTGGTTGCTTGATTATGAGGATGCATATCACAAACGCTGCGATGATGCAGTTGAAGGATATGCCCATTTGAAAAGACCAGAACTCAATCGGAGGATCAAGTCTTGTCAATCAATGTTGGCTGATTGTGATCGTATCCGTTCTGCAGCAAAAGCCACTCGTGCAACGCGGGTGAAGCAACCAAAAGCTGCAGATAAACAAGTAGCTAAGGTTCAGTATAAGAAAGAAGATACTGAATTTAAGCTCGTGTCGATACCACCAATCAAGGTGGTAGGTGGCATTCGATTGTTTACGTTCAATACCAAAACACGTGTACTTTCGGAATACCTTACTCAAGACGCAAAGGGATTCGAAATATCAGGTACTTCAATTAAGAACTTTGATAAGGTTAACAGTATATCTACAAAGCTTCGAAAGCCTGATGTATTTATTCCTATCGTCTTGGGTAAGACACCTAATCAAATACGTAAAGAGTGGACAACACTCACCACTAAAACTACCGTACCAAATGGTAGATTAAATGGTGATACAATCTTGCTAAGGGTATTCGATAAATGAGTGACTTTCTCAACAAAAGTAAATTTACTCAGTTAATAGAGAAAACGGTATGTGATCTGCGTATTAGTTATATGGATGCCATTCTCTATCTTTGTGATAAGAACGATATTGACCCAGCAGATGTCAATAAATTTATATCACCTATCATCAAAGGGAAGCTTGAGGCAGAAGCAATGAACCTCAACTTCCTACCTAAAACTAATTCTATTGATTCAGCCTTATTTGAATAAGATGAATATATATAGATTTACATTACAGTCATACTGTGTTATAATAAGCTATATTTCAGTTATACAAAGGAAAAACATAAATGTCATTCGAAGCACTTAAACGCAATCGCGGTACAGATATCTCACAACTTGTTAAAGCAGCCGAAGCAGTCGGTGGCGGTGAAAAGAAGAATTACGACGACGATCGTATTTGGAAACCCACCGTAGACAAGGCAGGAAATGGATATGCAGTATTACGATTCTTACCAGCAGCAGAAGGTACAGAACTCCCATGGGCCAGATATTGGGATCATGGATTCAAAGGACCAACTGGTCTGTGGTATATCGAAAATTCACTTACATCGATTGGTCAACCTGACCCTGTTGGCGAACTCAACTCCAGACTATGGAATTCTGGGATTGAAGCAGATAAAGAAACCGCACGAGCACAAAAGCGGCGTCTGCATTATGTAGTCAATGCTCTTGTTGTGCAAGATCCATCTGCACCACAGAATGAAGGTCGTGTAGTACTCTATAAGTTCGGTAAGAAGATCTTTGACAAGATCATGGATGTTATGCAGCCATCTTTTGCAGATGAAAAGGCAATCAACCCATTTGATTTCTGGGAAGGTGCCGATTTTAAATTGAAAATCCGTCAAGTTGAAGGATATCGTAATTATGATAAGTCAGAGTTTGCAAGCCCATCTTCTCTCTATGATGGAGATGAATCCAAGTTGGAAGCTATCTATAACCAACTACATGATCTCAGTGAGTTCACCGATCCAAAGAACTACAAAACATATGATGAACTCAAAGCAAAGCTTGCACGAGTCTTAGGTGAGGAATCATCGATGGGTGCGCCAACTATGAGACAAGAATCTCAAATGAATACTCCTGCTCCTGAGCCTGAGTATAAAGTTGCTGAGCCTATCACAGCCGAGCAAGTTAACTTGCAGGATGATGATGATACAATGTCTTATTTTGCTAAACTAGCACAAGAAGACTAAAGAACAACTGCTTGCTCTACAGCCTTTCTTACGGCTGGACTATTACTATCAAACGTATTAGTTCCTCCACTTATAAGGGTTGTAGAGCTGCTTCCTATATGTGTCTGACTTTGATCTACAGGTGCTGCAACCGTTACATTTCCACCACCTTGATTAATCGGAGTTAGTAGTTGATCTGGTACAGCTGGAGTAACAGTTTTAGCCATTTGTGGTGGGCGGCGATTGAACATCGATGCCATGCTACCTAGAGCTTGTGTTCCTAGTCTTTCCGTATATTGAATATTTGCT